TATAAATCCAAAGGATTTTTTGTGATAGGAGAACCGGTCATGATTCTTTTATACTTAGCATTTTTACCTAACATGATAATATTTTTTGTTCTTCTTGCTGTAGGTGTTTTAATTGTAGTAGACTCATCAATAGCCATTAAAGTATTGTGTGAGTTAATAAATTTTCTAGCAAAGTTTACACCTTTATCTGTAGACAAGGCTTCAACATTCATCACAAGAATATGTAATAACATTTCGTTTTCTAATATTGAATCTAACTTTTCTTGTTGTGATTTTGTAATATTAGGTTGCCACAATACAGACACATTTTCTATGTGCTGTGATAAGTGCGTAGGTAGTTCTTGTTCATACCAAGTTTTAACAACACCTTTTGGTGCAATAATTAAAGCACCATCAATCTTGCCTTTATCATAAAGCATAGACATATTATCTATTAATACTTTTGTTTTACCTGTACCCATTTCCATAAAGTATGCAAAGTTTTCTTTGTTCCATGACTTTTCTAATGCAGTCAACTGATGTTTGTATGGTTTAGTTTTAAATTTATAATTCATAATTATTTTCTTCTTTCTGTATTGACTTCTATATAATTGATGTTATATGGTTTGTCAATGTCAGAAAGAAAAGTTTATGTAATACAGGAAATTCCAGGGACGCAAGCAGGCAATCCTAAAATAAATATTATGGGTGCAGCTTCTTATTCCTCATCAGGTAAATTTAATTTTTTATTACCAGAATTTTCTCAAATGATTTTTTCTCCTGGTCCACTTATTTATAAGTTAAGACAAGGTTTAAAAAATTATACAGTTGATGATTATTTGTTACTAACAGGTGATCCAGCTATCATAGGTGTTGCATGTTCTATTGTATCTGATATTACAAATGGCAAATACAATGTATTGAAGTGGGATAAACAAGAAAGAAAATATTATCCTATTGAGATTAATCTATACGAGAAAGGAGAAATAGATGATTAACTTTGAACAAGACCAACAAGATGCAATGAAGAAAACTGAAAATATTCAGTCTCTTGCAGATCAAGTAGAGATGTTAGAAAACTTGCACAAAAGAATAGAGACAAGTGAAAACAACATCAAAGATTTAAAAAAAGAATACCAACGTATATCGGGTGAGGTTATACCAACCATGATGAGCGAGATGGGTTTAGCAGAATTAAAACTTCAAGATGGATCACATCTTAAAGTTTCAACGTCGTATCGTGCTACTATTACAGAAGCAAATAAAGAAGCGGCGTTTAACTGGCTTCGGGACAATGGACTAGGTGATATTATTAAGAACGAGATCTTGGTATCATTTGGTCGTAACGAGGATAACAAGGCAGCATCATATGCTGAACTTGCGAAGGGTCAAGGGTTTCAACCGACACAAAAGATGAAGGTTGAGCCCATGACTCTGAAAGCGCTAGTCCGTGAGCGTATTGAGGCAGGTAAAGAAATGCCAACGGAAATCTTTGGGGTATTCTCAGAGAATAAGACAACAATAAAAAGGAACAAATAAACATGAACCAAGTAGCAGAAAAAAAGAATAATGCGTTAGCAACATTTGATATGGAAGCTGATGCAGCACAAGGAGCTCAGAATATATCGCAGGAAGATCTTGCGTTACCATTCTTAAAAATTTTGGGCCAACTATCACCAGAAGTAAACAAGCGTGATGGTAAATATGTCGAGGGTGCAGAACCTGGCAAAATAATAAATACTGTAACTAATGAACTATATGACACCATACAAGTCATACCGGCTCATTACAAAAGACAGTACATTGAATGGCAAGACAGAGGTACCAGTACAGGTGCACCTGTTGCAATTCACGATGCAGATAGTGATATTGTAAGCCAGACGACTAGAGGTAAAGATTATAAAGATAGACTACCAAATGGTAACTATCTTGATAATACAGCTAGTCACTTTGTATTGACTCTTGGGGACAACCCACAAACAGCTTTGATTTCTATGAAGTCTACTCAACTTAAAGTTAGTAGAAAGTGGAACTCAATGATGATGGGTATCAAGATGCAAGGTAAAAACGGTTTATTCACACCGCCTACTTATAGCCACATTTATAATCTATCCACCGTTCAGATGTCTAATGACAAAGGAACATGGTTTGGTTGGGATGTATCTAAAGTTGGTCCTGTAACTGATAAAGCTTTATATGATATGGCTAAGTCATTTGCAGAATCAGTTGGTAAGGGTGAAATCCAAGCGAAGCACGGATCAGAAGAAACTACAAAAAGTTCTTCTAACTACTAACCAGTATCCTAGGTAGTGGGCGTCTAAGCGAGAGTGGAAACGCCCACTTTTATTTTGTATGATAGAAAGATTTAAAAATATATTTTATGGATTAGACCGTGCACATGGTGTCACTTTAGTCGGTGAATCAAATGGTGACGGTAACAAGATTAAAGGTAAATCGTTTGTTAAACGAGAACCAGTCACAGATGAGTTGTGGCAAAAACATTTAGATGGTGCTGATAGTTTAGGTATCATACCAATTAACGATGACAACAAATGTAAGTGGGGATGTATTGACATTGACTCTTACGCAGAATTTGATCACAAAAAATTAATAAACAAAATAAAACAATTTCAATTACCATTGGTCGTATGTAGATCAAAGTCTGGTGGTGCTCATGTATTTTTATTTACAGAAGATTATGTATCAGCAGGTTTGATGCAAGATAAATTAAATGAGATTAGATCAGTATTAGGTTATGGTGGATCAGAAGTATTTCCAAAACAAAGAGAATTAAAATCTAAAGATGATACAGGAAACTTTTTAAATTTACCATACTTTAATTGTGGTCAGACAACAAGATATGCCTTTATGGAGGATGGCGAAGCTGCTAGTATAGATGCTTTTTTTGAACTCTACGAAAGATATAAACAACAAGACATTAGCAAGATAGAAATAAAAAGACCAGAGACACCATACTCTGATGGACCACCATGTATAGAACTTATGGCACAAAATAAAATTGGTGAGGGTGGTAGAAACAATGCACTATTTCATTATGGTGTCTATGCAAAATCTAAATGGCCAGAGAATTGGAAATCAAAAGTAATAGTATTTAATGAAACTGCAATGGAACAACCATTGTCAGACACAGAAGTAAATATAATTACAAAACAACATGAAAAAAAAGAATGGGGTTATAAATGTAATGACCAACCTATGTGTAGTTTGTGTGATAAAAAATTATGTAAGAAAAGAAAATTTGGTATAGGTCAAGAACCAGTTTTTCCAAGTTTAACAGATCTACAAGTAGTTAACTTAGAAGAACCATATTACTACCTAAACGTTGATGGTGATAGACTGTATTTAGACTCAGCAAAACATTTAGCTAATCAAGTTTTATTTCAAGAAGAATGTATTAAACAATTAAGAATAAATCCACCTAGTGTTAAGACAGGTGATTGGAAAAAAATTACTGGTGCATTATTAACTAACGCAGAAATTACAGAACCTGCGGAAGGTACAAGTACAAAAGATATATTAAATAATTACTTAGAAGATTATTGTGTAAACAGAATACAAAAAGATGATTACGAAGACTTACGTAATGGTGGTACTTATACAAAAGATGGTTTTCATCATTTTGTATTTGATAACTTCTTTAATAATTATCTATCAAGAAAACATTGGAGAGTTCCATACCAAAGAACATCACAGATGTTAAAAGATGATCTGAACTGTACAACTAAACGTGTAGGTAAAACAAAAATATCTGTATTTGTTGTAGCTAGATTTGATAAAAAAATAGAAACATACAAACCAAAAACATTTAAGAAAGAAAATTACTAATGCGTCACATAATTTATGGTCCTCCAGGTACAGGAAAAACACATACTTTACTGGGACACATAGAAAAATTTTTAGCTAACACACCACCAGATAAGATTGGTTATTTTACATTTAGTAAGAACGCTGCACAAGAAGGTAAACAAAGAGCAGTAGATAAATTTAAACTATCTTATAACGATGTACCATACTTTCAAACACTGCATGCATTTTGCTTTAATCAACTTGGTATAAATAAAAACCAGGTGATGCAACCAAAACACTACAAAGAATTATCGGAGAAGGTGAAAATAGAATTAGAAGGTGCAAAACAAGATGAAGATTACGAAGGTGTATTCTATTCTCCAGATCCATACATACAATTGATAAACTTAGCACGATCAAAAGAAATGGACCCAATAAAATTTTATAATTTACACAACGATAGTAAAATGAAATTGGATCAATTAAAAATTATAAATGATGAATTAAAAAGATACAAAGAACAACATGGTCTCATAGATTTTCCAGATATGTTAGATAAATTTATAGAAAGTGGTGAAGCACCCAAACTTAGAGTTATGTTTGTAGATGAAGCACAAGATTTAAGTTTAGTACAATGGAGATTAGTTAAGAAGATAGAAGAAAAAGCTCAAGACTCATACATATCAGGTGATGATGATCAAGCCATATATAGATGGAACGGTGCACATGTTAGTACATTTATAAATCTAGAAGGTGAAAGAACTGTGTTAGATCAATCACAAAGGGTACCACAAGAACCGTTTGAATTAGCAAACAAGATAATAAAAAAAGTAGATAACAGAGTAGAAAAAGAATGGTTACCAAAAGAAGAAAAAGGACTTTTTAAAAAATGTAGAGATCTTCATGAGATAGATTTTTCACAAGGTAGATGGTTGGTATTAGCACAAGCAAATTATATGTTAGCAGGTATTGGAGAAATATTAGATGAAAAAGAATTATATTGGCAAAGAAGAAATGCAGTGCCAAGAGTAAAAAACATACATGAAATTATACTTAAATGGAATGATTTAAAAAAAGGTATACCACTTCATTACAATGATGTTAAAAAAATTTTTGAAAAAATGACTAAAGATAACTGGGATCCAAAGTTATTTAAAACGATAATTAAAGATGGTTTTTATGACATAGATACTTTGAAAGAAAAATATGGACTTAAAACAGAAGATGAGTGGGATAAAGCATTAGATGAAGTAGGTGATGAAGATATAAAAAAAATAAAAAAATTAATTAAAAATGGTGAGAACTTAGATAAGAATCCTAGAATTAGTATATCAACAATACATGGCGTCAAAGGTAATGAACGAGAGAATGTAGTTGTAATAACAGACTTGGCTGGTGCAGCATTTATTGATTATGAAAAAGATCCAGATGATACACACAGATTATTTTATGTTGCCTGCACAAGAACAGAGAAGAACTTATATATAATAGAACCACAAACTAAAAAGGCATACAATCTATGACAAACAAAGATATCTTTAAGGATGCATTTCCTCAAGACAAGCAGATAGGCGGGAGTCACTACAAAGACTTCCACATTCAACCATACGAATTTATTTCAAAGAATGATCTCTCATTCTTTCAAGGCAACGTTGTGAAATATGTTTGTAGATATTTACACAAAAATGGTATAGAAGATTTGGAGAAGATTAAACACTATTGTGATTTAGAAATAAAAAAATTGAAAGACATGAAAAATGCCAAGACCAAGTAAGGTTGTAAAGACTATTCGTATTGATAAAAAATATAAATTTAATTTAGAAATTTATTTGGGATTTGAAAATTTATCATGGGAAATATTTCCTCATGACTACGACGCGGCTTTGTATGCATTTAGTAACAAAGATAAACTTAATAAAACTATAGAGAGTAAACATATCTATGAACCAAAACAAACCAATATTTAAACCACAAACAGAGTGGCTGCCACCAGAATCTTTTCCAGACTTATCTAAGTATGATGAGATTGCAATTGACTTAGAAACTAAAGACCCAGATTTAAAATCAACCGGGTCTGGTTCAGTTATTGGTAATGGTAATGTAGTTGGAATTGCAGTAGCTGTAGAAGGTTGGTCTGGATATTATCCTATCGCACACGAAGGTGGTGGTAACATGGATAAGAATATGGTCATAAAATGGTTTTCAGATGTACTAAAAACACCTGCAATTAAGATATTTCACAATGCAATGTACGATGTGTGTTGGATTAGGTCTATGGGGCTAGAAATACAAGGTAAGATCATAGATACTATGATTGCTGGCTCTCTCGTGGACGAGAATCGCTTTCGTTACGATTTAGGTAGTTTGGGTCGTGATTACGTCGGAATCGGCAAAAATGAGGCTGTATTGAAGGAAACTGCAGCGCATTGGGGCATCGATCACAAGGCAGAGATGTATAAACTACCAGCGATGTATGTTGGCGAATATGCTGAACAAGATGCGGTCCTAACTTTAAAATTATGGCAAGAGATGAAGAAACAAATTGAACATGAAGATGTACAATCTATCTTCGACCTTGAGACTGAATTGTTTCCTTGCCTCGTTGATATGAGATTTTTAGGTGTGCGTGTAGATACAGAAGCAGCTCACCAATTGAAGAAAAAATTAGTCGGAGAAGAACAATCAGCATTACTGAAAGTAAAAAAAGAAACAGGAATAGATATTCAGATATGGGCTGCAAGATCGATTGCCAAAGTTTTTGAAAAGTTAAATCTTCCTTATGATGTAACTGCGAAGACATCTGCTCCATCCTTTACTAAAAATTTTTTACAGAACCATCCACATCCGATCGTTCAACAAATTGCACGTGCAAGAGAAATAAATAAATCACATACAACTTTTATTGATACCATACTAAAGCATTCACATAAAGGTCGAATACATGCTGAGATCAATCAGATAAGATCAGATCAAGGTGGTACAGTAACAGGACGATTCAGTTATAATAATCCAAACTTACAGCAGATACCAGCACGGAACAAGGAACTTGGACCAATGATCAGATCATTATTTATACCTGAAG